TGTTCCGCTATCTAAAGCTGGCAGTCCCGGGAACGTATTTGAAAACTCCCAGTGTTTGTGCCGTGGATGCAATAGCACCAAGAGTGATAAGTCAGAAGGCCAACTAAGGCTGTGCCTTGAGGAGGAAGCATGGGGAAAAGGGGTCCGCGTCCGCAGCCAACCGAGCTCAAGCTCCTCCGTGGAAATCCAGGCCACAGGGCCATCAACAAGGCCGAGCCGAAGCCAACGGCATATGGCGTTGTAATGCCTTCTCACCTTGGGCCAGTCGCTGTTGAGAAATGGCAGCAGGTGCTCCCTCTGCTTCAGGCAGTGAAGGTGATGACTAAGGCGGATGTGGAAGCACTCGCCAGATACTGCGACACGTACGAATGGTGGCTTGCTACTCGTGCAAGACTCAAGAGCGAAGGTGACACGTACCCGATCCTTAACGACAAGGGCGAGATCAAATACATCGCACAGCGCCCAGAGGTGAGCATCGCCCACAAGTTGGCCGCGCAGATGCGGCAGCTAGAGCAGGACTTCGGATTGAATCCAAGCGCTAGAACTGGCCTGCATGTCCAAGAGCAAAAACAAGAAGACGAAGACGACGCCCGCATGTTCGCCTGATCCAGAGGTAGCGCGGCTGGCGGTTCAGTTCTTTGAGACGAACCTGACGCACAGCAAAGGCGAGCTCGGCGGCAAGCCGTTCCTGCTCGAGCAGTGGCAAAAGGACTACGTCGGCAAACTGTTCGGCACGATGAACGGCGACGTGCGCCAGTACCGCACAAGCTTGCTGGCGATTCCTCGCAAGAACGGCAAGAGCACGCTGTGCGCCGGAATTGCGCTGAGGCTCATGTTTGATGGCGAGCCAGGTGCAGAGATCTACTCATGCGCTGCTGACAGGGATCAGGCCCGCCTTGTCTTTGAGATGGCGAAGGTGTGCGTTGAGAACTCGCCAAAGCTGCGGAGCCGCCTGCGAGTCTTTCGCAATTCGATTGTCCGAGAGGACACGCACACGACGTACAAGGCTCTGTCTGCCGAGGCGTTCACCAAGCACGGTCTCAACGCTCACGGAATCATCTTTGACGAGCTCCACGCCCAGCCCGACAGGGAGCTCTGGGACGTGATGACAACAAGCACCGGAGCCCGGCGGCAGCCGCTTTGTGTGGCGATCACCACGGCCGGCTACGACAGGAAGAGCATCTGCTGGGAGATCTGGCGTTATGCCATCGCCGTGAGGGACGGGGCGATTAAAGACCCGACGTTCCTGCCCGCAATCTACGCAGCTGATGTGGCGGATGACTGGACTGCCGAGGCTACGTGGCGGAAGGCCAATCCCAACCTCGGCGTTTCGGTGAAGCTTGAAGACCTGCGAGTCAGGTGCAAGCGGGCACAGGATATGCCGACAGAGGAGAACACGTTCAAGCGTTTGCATTTGAACTGTTGGACGGAACAAGACATGCGCTTCCTGCAGATGTCGCACTGGGCTCAAGGCGACAAGCCGTGCCCAGTGATGCTTGACGGGCGGGAGTGCTTCGCCGGCCTCGACCTCGCAACCACGTACGATACGACCTGCTTCTGTCTGCTGTTCCAGCTGGATGACGGGACGTTTTGGGCCGAGCCTCACTTCTGGATTCCAGAAGAGAACATGCGGGACAGGGTTAAGCGTGACCGCGTGCCGTACGACCTGTGGGCGAAGGAAGGCAAGCTGCACCTCACGCCCGGCAACGTTACAGACTTTGACAGGGTGCGGGCCGACATCGTGGCTCTGTCGAAGAAATACAACATCCGCCAGGTGGCAATCGACCGCTGGAACGCTCACCAGATCACAGGACAACTGCAAGGCGACGGGATAAACGTCGTAGGATTTGGGCAGGGCTACGGCTCCATGTCGAGCCCGACGGCTGCGCTGGAAGCGGCTGTCGTCGGTGGCCGGTTGCTGCACGGTGGCCATCCAGTGCTTGCCTGGCAGGCTTCCAACGTGGCGGTTCAGAGCGATCACGCAGGAAACAAGAAAGTCTCCAAAGCCAAGAGCAGCGAGCGGATTGACGGGATCGTGGCGCTGATCATGGCCCTCGGCATTCACGCCACATCGACCGCACCAGCACCAGAACAATCTTGGGACATCACAGTGCTATGAGCGAAAACGCCGTCCACGACTGGAAGATGATCGACCTGCGTGGCGTCGATTGGACCGAAGGCAGCAACCGCACGCCTTCCGGCATCCGAGTGACGGCAGACAACTCCATGGCGTGCTCGGCCTACACGGCCTGCATTCGTGTGATCTCAGACGCCGTGAGCTCGCTGCCGCTGCACGTCTACGAGCGGCTCTCAAATGGCGGGAAGACCAAGGCTCCGACGCATCCTGTCTACCGTCTCCTGCACTCGCAGCCCAACCCGTGGCAGACGGCGCAGGAGTTCCGTGATTGGATGACCGGCATGTATCTCCATTGGGGCGCGTCATACGCAGAAATCCGCCCCGGTGCTCGAGGTGCCGTCTCTGAACTCTGGCCGCTGCACAGCAGCCGCATGGAGGCCGAGCGGTTGGAGGACGGTCGCCTTCGCTACAAGTACCGTGAGCCGAGTGGCAAGGTGACGTACTACTCGCAGGATCAGATATTCGCGCTGCGGTTCACAACCGAAGACGGCGTCAAGGCGATGCCGACCTACAAGATTTTTCAGAACGCTATTGGGCTGGCTCAGGCCCTTGAGGCTCACGGGTCCACCTACTTCGGCAACGGTGCCAGGCCCGGCATTGTGCTTGAGTCTGACAACCCGATCCCGCCCGAGGCGTCAGAGCGACTCCGCGAGCAGTGGGAGCGGATGCACCGTGGCCCTGACCGTGCGTTCCGTACTGCCGTTCTTCCAAATGGCGTGAAGGCCCACGAGCTATCCGGCAGCAACGAGGCGGCCCAGTTCCTTGAGACTAGGCAGTATCAGGTGATTGAAATCTGCCGTGCGTTTCGCGTTCCGCCGCACATGATTCAAGACCTGACACGCAGCACGTACAGCAACATTGAAGTGCAGGGGACTGAGTTTGTTCAGCACTGCCTGCTGCCGCACCTCAAGCGGTGGGAAGCTGCGATCTCGCGCGATCTGATCGTGGACGACGAGACGTATTTCGCCGAGCACAGCGTGAGCGGCCTGCTACGTGGCGACCACGCCAGCCGGTCGGCCTACTTCGTTTCGGCGCTCCAGAACGGCTGGATGACAATTAACGAAATCAGAGAGCTAGAGAACCTCAACCCAATCGGGCCAGAGGGAGACAAGCACTTCGTTCAGCTGAACATGACCACGCTCGACAAAGTCGGGCAGGACGTAACGCCAACAGATCAGCAGGCACAGCAGGTGGCAAATACACCAGCAGACACAGGAGCGCCAGCAAATGGAAATTGAACGCCGCGACTTTGCGTTTGAGGAAGAGAACGAGCTGATCGTTGAGACTCGTGCTGATGGCCGTGCTGCCATCATCGGCTATGCCGCCGTCTACAACCGCCTCTCCCTTGATCTGGGCGGCTTCCGCGAGGAAATCCTGCCAGGGGCATTTGACAAGATTCTGACACGCCAGAGAGGCAAGCAGGACGTTGTGGCCCTATTCAACCACGACAGCAACATTGTGCTTGGCCGCACGTCGAGCGGCACGCTTGAACTATCCAGCGACGAGAAGGGGCTGCGTTACGTTGTCACGCCACCAGTCAGTCGAGCCGATGTCATGGAGCTCATTTCTCGCCGTGACGTGCGCGGCTCGTCCTTCGCGTTCACGGTGGACAAGGGCGGCGAAGGATTCCGCCAGGGCGAGGACGGCAACGCCGTCAGGCAGATCAGGGAGGTGAGCGGGCTTTATGACGTTGGGCCGGTACTCGTGCCAGCGTATCCCGCCACCTCCGCTGCCGTTGCCATGCGTTCCTATGAAGCATGGATGAAGTCGCAGCAGCCCGTGGACATCACAGCCGAGATAGCCAAGCGTTCTCTGGTGCGCGACGCAGCTGCTGCGTGGACACTGAGGCTGCGAAATGTCTGACATGCGGTGCCAGTGTGGCGAGCGTCTCCGCTGCCGCAGCAGCAGGCCGGTCGGCAACGAGCGGCAGCGTTACCTGCGCTGCCCGAGGTGCGGCGCGCGTGGCGTGGCGTTTGTAAAAACAACACATTCTGAAGTGCGCTTCTGCAAGGGTCCACGCACCTAGTGCGATTGTGAACTCCACGGCAATTCCGCCGCTGGAGACTCACCGCACATGGACAATCTCAAGAAGCTTCAGGACGAAGCTGTTACCCTTGCCAACCGCATCGACGCCGTCCGGGCTGTCGAGTCCGAAGACGCTGACAAGATCGCCGAGCGAGACCTTGAGCTCGAGCAGCTGAACAAGCGCGCTGGCGATCTCGCCAAGAAGATCGACTTTGAGAAGTCGGTTGCCGAGTCGGCGAAGAACCTCCGGTCGGTTGTTGAGCGGTGCGCCCCGGCTCCCGAGGTGACCGAAGAGCGGGCCGTCGAGGTTCAGGCTGTTTCGCACAACGGCAAGCTCCGTGCGTTTGAGAAGCACGAGGACGCCTACAAGGTGGGCATGTGGCTGCGTGCCAAGAGCGGCGACGCCAACGCCAAGCGGTGGTGTGCTGATCACGGCGTTGAGGCTCGTGCCCTCGGCGGTGCCAGCGGCAGCGGCTCGTACACCGTGCCAGACATTCTGTCGAGCACGGTGCTCCGCCTGGTCGATCAGTATTCTGCCTTCGCTCAGAACGCGACCAACCTGCAGATGCCGTCCGACGTTGTTCTCTTCCCGAAGCGGACTGGCGGCACCACCGGCTACTGGATCTCGGAAAACACCGCGATCACTGCCAGCGACCCGAGTGCTTCGCAGGTGACTGTGACGGCGAAGAAGATCGGCGCTGCCGTGACCGTGTCCTCTGAGCTCCTTCAGGACTCGATCGTCAGCATCTCGGACTGGATCGCAGCCGAGCTTGCCTTGACGCTGTCCAATGCGATTGAAACGGCTGCATGGGCTGGCAATCCCAGCAATGCCCCTGCGGTGGCTGGCCTTGTGAGCACCTACACGGGCGGCCTGCTGGCGTCATCGGCTGCGACCTATGCCGCCTCGCTGGTGACTGCGGCTGGCGATACGCCCGACGAGGTAACCAAGGCCAACCTGTTGGCGATGATGGCCAAGATCCCGCAGCACAGCCGTCAGGGTGCGAAGTGGTACTGCTCGCCGTACTTCTTCGCCACCTGCATGCAGGCTCTTGACCTGAATCAGGGCGGATCGGTTGGTCTCTCGGCTGGCATGGGCCTGACGTTCCTCGGCTCGCCGGTCGTTCTGACCGACCAGCTGCCCGGCTCTGCTGACTCGACCGGCGTTGTGATGTGCCTGTACGCCAACCTCGCCAACTCTTCGATCTACGGCAGCCGCCGCGATCTGGAGATCATGTCAAGCGACCAGGTGAACTTCCTGTCGGATCAGACCGTGATCCGTGCCACGGCTCGTGTTGGCATTAGCCACCACACGCTTGGCGACAGCACCAACGCTGGCCCTGTGATCGCTCTGGTTGGTGCGTGAGCCTAACGGCTTGACGCGTCTGCAATCTTGAGGGGGCGGCTTCCAATTTGGTTGCCGCCCCCTCTTCGCTTGCAGGAAACCATGCTTGTAAAGATTGGCGATACGGAAGCAGAGATCCGCGTAGAGGCGATCCTGTCCGCCCCGCGATTCGGCGCTATGTCCAATTTCTTCGCTTGGGCGCAGGCGCTCACGCCGCTTGGCATCAG